TTGAACAGCGGTATTACTCATACGCTCCTCAAAAGCGCGTTGCTTTGCAGCCTCAGCCGAATTATAGGCGCGGGTAAGCTGCGCCTGGTAAGCGGTAGCCTCATTAGCGGCGGTCTTACCTGAAAGGTTGTTCCAGAGACGGCCAAAGCCATCGGAAATGGATCCAGAAGAACCCTCATCGTTATTCCAGGTGAAACCACCAGCATGGAAGGCAGATGAAGCTTTACTTAAATCGTCCATGGCTCAACCTCCATCAATAGTGATCCATCAAGCCTGGGTAGCTGTAGAGCGGCATAACGCGTGTGGTCTCGACATCGAAATAGAAATTGAGAAGCCACTGGAAGCCGGCGGTTTGGCTGGAGACCTGAAGAGTACGATCAACATTAGCGATCTGGTGCGAAGCATCAAGATAGGTCTTGAGAAGCGGCGCGGAACCAGTAAAGCGGTTGGAATAATTGAAATAATCGTAGCCGGCGCCTGGGCGGGCAAAGCCACAAACAATGTCGTTCTCGAAACGATATTCAGCCCACGCTTCCTGGTAACCGAAAACTCCATTATCGATGGCGGCTTGGTCGGCATCGCCAACTTTGCCGTTGTAATAAATCTCCTTGTTAAGGATCGGCTGCTCACCGATATGGGCGAACTGAGGCCAATAGAGATCCAGGCGCTTGAAGCGCTGATAGCGGCGCGGGATGCCTTGCGAGAAGGTATCGCCGACACGAACGCAGCAAACGCTCGTGATGGTTCCCCAAGTGTCGAAGGACTTAACGAAGTAAGGGCGAGAGTCAGTGGTGAGAGAGAAAGCGCCAGTAGAACCAATGGACTGCTGGGTGGATGTGGAAACGTTGGTACCAGCGGTATTGTTAACCTGGGTCATGCCTATGCGAATTTTGGAACCGCCAAGGTATTCTGGGCGATCATCGGCGTAATCGTGAGGCGTGACACCGAACATGGTATTAGTAATCTCGCCAATGCGGTTACCACCGCGAGCCAAAGCTTCGAGCCAACGTTGAGCGGCAATATTGGAGCGAAGGTTATTGACGGAAGCAGCAACGGCTTCTGACAAATCGACCCAGAGGTTGGTAGGGGCGAGGTTGCCAAAACCACTCTCAGTCGCAGTAGAACCAGAAGTTAACTGAGCATTGGCACCAACCATAAGATTGCGATTTTTGACAACGCCATTATTAGCCGGATCAGCGAACTTAAGCGGAGCCTTATTAGAATCCGTGTAAGTGGTCAAATGTTGATCGCCAGTAAAGACAGGAGCGACATCGCCAAGCGGAAGCTGAACCGAGGCACCGCGCTGAGGCCATGGGAGGGCGGAGCCGAAATAGCCATGGAAGCGGCAAACAGGAAGAATAGAATCCGTAGACTCGATACCAAAATTGGTACCATCACGAGAAAGCTGAACATAACCGCTGGAAACGCTGAAGACAACCGGGTTCATAGTGGACGGGTCACGGAACCACTCATTCCAGACGGCGTAATAAGCGAGAGGCTCAAGACACGAAATGTCGTAAGTCTGCTTATACTTCGTAGGGTCATCGATCAAAACGCCCTCCATGGAAAGGCCAAGGTAATCGACCAAAGAATGGGCGAAATCATCAGCAAAAGACCCATCAGTGCCATCTAAAGTGACATTGAACTTAGGAATGACCACATCGGATGGGGTCGGCATATTGAGGAGCGAATCCTGGGCACCGATGAACGCATCGAAAGAATGATTAGCATCCAAAACGGATGGCGACATATAGGAGCGGGACAAGAGCTTCTTATGCGGGGTGAAGAAGAAATAGATGTCTATCCAGGCATCGTCCATGACTGGGGCCATCGGCGTTGTGGATCTAAGAACAAACGAGCCACCTACTTTAAAGGTATCGCCTGGGAGGACATCGCCATATGACCAGATAGGGATAAGGTAACCGGTATTGAAAGTACCAGACCACTTATGGCTAAGAGGGAACTTAGAGCGCGACATCCTTTCAGCGACAGGGTTGTTCTGGAAATAAACGCTATTTTGCATCGTTAGCAGCCTCCGACTTTACAGCTGGCTGAGCAGATTTTGCTTCAGCTGCCGCGTTAGAGGCGGAAATCTTTGCCTTAGCATCGGCAATAAGCTTGTTGACCAAATTCTGATAAGCCTCATTAGTGAGATCACCGGAATATTCAGCTTTGGCTTCCTGGGCGTTCTGGTAAGCATCGTTGATATTGTCAGCGAGACCAGTGATGTCCACGCCATGGGTGCCGTCATCGGCGAAAGCCAAAGGATTGGCACCTTTGCTAATAGCAAGGATAGCGCCAGCCATACCGGTCTGATCCTTGTAGGATTGGGTCTCTTCGTAAAGGTCTTTCTTGCCGGTCATCTTAGGCTTAGTGTTACCAGTCTTAGGGTCTAAGACAGGCTCGACAATAGCCAGAAAGCGGTCTTCCTCATTCCTGGGAAGGGAGAAGGAGTGATCATTGGCTTTGCAATGGTAGATGCCGAAAGCATCCACATAGCCATTCTCTTTAGCTTTGTTTTCCATCGACCGGGAAGAAATCGGTCAAGTCTCCGATTAACTCCGGTTCCATAACTTCGATACGACCGGTTGTATCGTCATACGCGCCAATAGCGAATAAAAGCTGGCCTTTGAGCGGTAAGACATCCGCGATATGACCGCGGGAAATGTTGCTCAAGATATGGCGGCGGTAAGCCTCCAAGATGTCAGAGCTAGCTATGTTATCAACGGCGGGTTTGTTCCAGACCTTAAGCATCTGGTCTTTGAGAGCATAGATCGTGTACTTCAATTTCTGTCACCTCCACGGGTTCTCATAATGAGGTTGCGCTTATGAGTGCGCATCGCGGTCTTGCGGAAGTAGCCGCGATCAGTTGAGGGACGGACTTTAATCCTTTTAGGCATAAAAATACCTCCTTTCATTTAGAATATTATTTATTTTAATAACTGACAAACAAAATAATTACGGAACCTATGAATTACTAGTAAAACTCTTTCTTTTGCTTCTTTTCTTTAAATAAAAGTTGTACTTTTCACTACCAAAAGTTGTACTTTGGTTGTACAATCTTCCCAAAGGAGGCATCAAAATGAAAAACAGGGAAACAATGAGCTTCACCACAGAAGAGATGGCGATGCTAACTTACCTTAACTGGAACAGGAAGATACTAAAAAAGGCTCTCCATGAACTCATAGAGAGCGAATACCAATATGCCAAATGCCAGAAGGAATACCCTAACGCATCGGAGATCATACACGCAAAATGGATCCAAGACTAAAAGCCTACATTGAGGAACAGCGAAAACGGGTCATAGAGACCTACAAGATAAGCAAAAACGACTATGTCAAATGCGGCTTAGCCGGCCAAATGCACGTCTTAAACGAGATAGACAAATTGTTCTGCAAGGATTAGTCCTTTTCGGGCTTGTCGGGCTTGCCATCCAAATCGTTATCAATAGCGCCAGTGGCCATATAAACGTTATCCACATCTTTTAATTTTACCTTAGCGCCGCAATGCGGGCATAGGAGATAAGAGCCGTTAGAGCGGGCGTTATTAAGTATCCTTTTCACAAGGGTCTTATTCACCCTGGCATCGATGCTGGAGATGATAGCGATGATGCTGGAGAAGACCAAGACAATCTCTCTCCAGTACTCGGATAGGAAATCGGATAACTCTTTCATAATTTTGCAATCCTTTTCTGCTGCAATTGCTCATTCTTCAAATCGTCTAGGTCACAGCCAAAATCGGTCTTATCGAAATAAGCAACATTAGCGGCGTTAGCAGCTTTGCCGGCAAACACGCGTAGAGCCTTTAAATCATCGAAAAGAGGATCATCGCGCACTTTGTTGAGGAATAGACGCGGGGCGGAGGCGGAACGGATACCGCCGAAATCGCCATAGACTTTACCAGTCTTGAGAAGGGAGAACCTTTTAAGCTGATCCAAGCCAAGACCGGGGCGGCGGGACATCAAGATAAACGGCTTCACAGGATACCCTGGATAATCTGGGTTGGATTGCTTCTTTTCGACATAGCCGCAAACATAGGCCATGGAGCCTGGGTCGGCAGGACGAATATCCGTCAAACCGAATTTCCAAGCATCGTTAAGCTCTTTGCAACTCCAGAGAATCTGTCCGTCCTCATAGCGACAAGTCGCATTGAGGACATCGCAAAACAAGATAAGGTGATAGTGCGGCCTTTTTCCAATCTCGCCATACTCACCACAAGCAAAAAATCTAAGCTTGCCTTTGGCATAGTACCTAATGCGTTTAAGGAAATCTTGGATGTCTTTCTTAACCAGAACAGGCACACCGTTGATGTCACACGGTAGATGCCTATCGTCATAGGTCAAAGTGACGAACCAACTATTTTTCCATGACAAGCTCTCAAGGCAACAACGAACTTTCCATTCCTTAGATCTATCCATCCTGCAACCTACGCAGTGGCCACAGGGTATAGGTGTAGGGTCAGTAAGATAAGCGTAACCTTGCCATAAAGCATGAGGGGCATTTTCCAGGCATACAACATGACCACGCTTAATAGCATCATCAACTCGAAAGGCTTTATCTCCCTCCTTGCCGATAACGTAATCGTCATTTCCTTTATCCGTTTTGCTACCTGTTAGAAAGGCAGTTAATGGATGATTGCAGGGCATATTTGACACCTCCTTTCTAAAACTATCCTGTCATTGGGCACCATATCAACAAGGGCTAACATGGTGCCCAAACCCACCTATTTTTTACGCTTCTTGTTGAAGCGGGCAAGAAGCACATCAAGCGGCTCTAGATTTTTATCATCCTTAGCGCTTGAGGCTGAATTATCGCCAGAAGTCTTACCTAGACTGGCATAGTACTTAGCAAGATTAATGGCGTTATCGCCTTTGATGCGAGCAACATCTTTAGAAGCTTGAGCCATGATACCAGCCTTTTTGAGAGTGGCATCAATGTTCTTAGCGGCAGTAGCGGATGTGAAATGCTTAAAGATAGCCAATCTAACGGCACCAGCAAGCAAGGCGGCAAAACCGCCAGAGCCGCCGCCGTCCATATGGGCGGCGGTAGCGGAAGCAGCAGTACCAGATGGTGTAGAAGCAGCATCACCAGAAGCCAAAGCAGGATTTAAACCAGCGGCTTTGAGGTCATTAACGCGGCGTTGAACAGCGGTATTACTCATACGCTCCTCAAAAGCGCGTTGCTTTGCAGCCTCAGCCGAATTATAGGCGCGGGTAAGCTGCGCCTGGTAAGCGGTAGCCTCATTAG